TGTTGCAAATCTTTGCCTTTATCTGGTTCATCTCCAAGCTCGACAGCAAGGTTGCCGAGATTGACCAAGACGTTGCTCGGCTGATGCCGCGCGTGGAAGTGCTGGAGCGCGATTACTGGAAGCGCGGAGGAAACGGACAATGAGCAGCGAACTCTACGGCAAATGCCCTGCGGAAGTTGATCTCTGTCTGCCCCAAGGCCAAACGTGGGACACGGAAGTGATCTGGGAAGCAGACGGCGACCCCGTTGACCTCACTGGCTACGTTGCGCGCATGATGCTGAGAACGACCAGCGAGGCCGCATCGCCCACCGTGTCGCTCTCGACGGCGACCAGCACGATGACCGCTTTGAGCAACGGCACAATCGGCTTGTCCTATTCCGCCATTTCCAGCGCAGCCATTACCGCTGCGACCTACCTTTACGATTTAGAAGTTCAATCCCCTTCGGGCAACGTGCGCCGCCTCATGGAAGGCCGCGCCGTAGTCAGCCGCGAGATCACCCGCTAACATGGCTGAAACGCTCACCATCCGCACGGCAAGCAGCACGGAGGTTGTAAAAATCGCCTCGGTGGGGCCACAGGGCGCGACAGGGCAAGGAGTGCCAGCAGGCGGCACTACGGGGCAAGTGTTACGCAAAGTCAGCGGCACGAATTACGATACCGAGTGGGCAACCGGAGGAGGCGGGGCAAGTTACGATCAAGAACTCAACACGACCGATTCCGTCACCTTTGAATCCGTTACCGCCGACAAGGTTGCTTTTGATCTTACCGCCGCAGAAACCGCAGCGCAGGGCCAGCTTGCTTGGAACGCGGACGAAGAAACACTCGACCTCGGACTCGCACACGGAAGCGTTTTGCAAGTGGGGCAGGAAACACTTTACCACGTTGAGAACTCGACGGCCTCCGCGATCACGGCAGGAACCCTTTGCGTCTTCTCTGGGACAGTCGGCAATAGCGGCAAGCTGCGCGTTGCTCCTCATGCGAACAACACCAACCCGACCGCTATCCTTGGCGTTGCCACAAGCACCATCGCCGCTGGGGTAGGAGAAGAAGGATACGTCACGCACTTCGGCAAGTGTCGCGGCATCAATGCCAGCGGAGGCGCAGAGGCGTGGGCTAATGGTGACTTGCTTTATGCTTCGCCCACGGGCGGGCTAACCAAGACCAAGCCGAGCGCGCCCATCGTCACGGTTGCTGCGGTGGTATCCAATAGCAGTTCGTCTGGGACACTCTTTGTGCGGCCCTCGTTTGGGCAGACGGCGGCGGATGTTGGAGCAGCCTCTTCAACTCATGCGGCCAGCCATGCGGCGGCGGGGAGTGATCCGCTGGCTCCGTCCGATATTGGGGCGCAGTCTTTATTCACGACATCAAGCATCACGGGCGCGACAACGCTTTCAGCGGCAAGGGCGGTTCAATATGATGTCGCCAACTTTGGATCGGCTTACGATATAACGCTTCTAATAACAAACTCGCAGCAGGGCGACATTGCCGTGTTTCGTTCTGTTAATCTTATCAACGCCAATGTAAGAATTAAATTTTTTATTGGCCCGATTGAAGTTATTCTTGGCACGCTCACCGCCGTTGGTCAACAGCTTCGTTTTATTTATCGGGCAAACGCACAGGAATGGACTTTAGTTCCTGTCGATAGCCACCCCGCAGACCGCATCACCAGCGGCACCCTCGACATCGCCCGCATCCCGACAGGCACAGGCTCGACGCAAGTTGCTCTGGGCGACCACACCCACGGCAACCTAACCAACGACGGAAAAATCGGCTCCACCTCTGGCCTCCCGCTCGTCACCACCACCGCAGGCGCGGTCACGACTCTCGCGCTCGGCACGGCGGGGCAAGTTCTCACGGTCAATTCGGGGGCTACTGGAGTGGAGTTTGCGGGAGCATCGGGCGGCGGCTTTGGCGAAGTCCGCTTCGACACCGCCACCGTCTACACCTACACGGGCCAAGCAGCCGCAGGCGCATCGGAATCCGCGTCCGTCTGGTTCATCCGCCGCAGCGAATTTTCATCCGCTGGCGCTTACGTCAGCACCACCACCGCCAACAACGTCCAGTGGGCCAACCGCTTGACGGCAACCTATACATAATATGATCGCTACAAATCCCATCGTCCTCGACGGCCAGACCTTTGATCGCTGGTCGCTCAACCTCGCCATCACTGGCAAATACAAAGCAGACGGCTCGCCCGATGCATCGATCTGTATGCGCTTGATCCCGACCCGCATCGCCGCCGCCACCACAGACGCCGAAGGTAATGCCGTTCCCGCTCAAGCCGTCACCGCCGACAGCGCGGCCATCGGCCTCCTGCGCGGACGCCTCTCGGAGATCACCGATCCCGCCGAAGCCGCCGCCGTCACGGCCATCCAGACCGCGCTGCAAACCTACATCGCCGCGAAGGGGCTGTAAGTCATGGCTAACTATTTCGCACGCAAGGCTGGCAACGTAAATGCCACGGATGTCTGGGCGACCACGCCCAGCGGCACGGCGGCGGATGTGTTTTCCACCTTCACCAGCAGCGATGTGCTCCACAGCAATAACTTCGCTATTACGGTCAACGTCAATACGACTGTCGGCTCAGTCCGTAACGACAATGCGAACTCTGCCACGGCAGGCGGCGGGTTCACGCTGAACAACAGTATCACACTGACCGCAAACGCCTTTGCGGGATCAACAGGAACGGCCTGTGTGACTTACAGCGGCGGCGTTGGAAATTCCGCCACGTTTGTCGGAAACGCCACGGCGGGAACCGCAAGCGGAGCGCAAGGCGTAAGCAACACCTCGACAGGAACGCTTACGGTTACAGGCAACGGCACAGGCGGCAGCAACAACTGTCATGGCGTGAACAATCAGTCAACGGGAACCATCACCATGACGGGCAACGCCACGGGCGGCAGTGTGGGTGGTGCATTTGGTGTGCGAAATCTTCTCGGAGGCACCGTTACCATGACAGGCAACGCCACTGGAGGAACTGGCGGAATTGGAGCCGAGAACGCATCCACGGGAACGCTAACCATTACGGGTTCAGCCATTGCCTCCTCGGTTGCCATCGGCGCAAACAACACAAGCACGGGCACCCTCACCGTCACCCGCGCCGTGGGCAATGCCTATGGCATCGGAGCGGCGGGCGGAACGGCATCGGTTGTCGGCCTTGCCAGCGTGAACGTCGCCAGCGACACCCGCGCCCAAGAATTTGAATACGGCGAGAACGGCCAAACTCCGACCAGCGGAGCCGTCAAAGTTGTTAGCGCCAGCAACAACAAGTGCATCGTAGAACTCACCACCAGCGCCCAAAAAACGCTGGCCGACCCCTCAGACGGCACAGGCCAAGCCGCCATTGCCGATGTCCGCAGCGGCACCAGCTATGCGCTGGGCAACCTTACGGGAACGTGCGCCGTGCCAGCGGCCTCGTCTGTTGCCTTCGGCGTCCCCGTGGACGCCACCACAGGCACCGCCGCGCTGACTCCCGCCGCCGTCTGGGACGCCTTGACCAGCGGCATGACTACCAGCGGCTCCATCGGGGCGCGGCTGAAAAATGCCGCAACCGTGGATACCACAGGGCAATCGCTGGCGGATGCGCTGACTCCTGCGCCATAATTCCCTCCGGGCGCTTTGGCAACCGGACGCAGGGCCGCTCCTCACCGGGCGGCTCTCGCATTTTCTGTGCGCGAATGGCGAACGAGGCAGGCTTTGACACCCCGGCGAGGGCATGAACTTCGTCCTCGACCGACTCAAAGAAAACAGCACATGGCGCGGCCTCATCATGGTCGCAACCGCAGTCGGCTTGAAGCTCGACCCTACGCAGGGCGAGGCCATTGTCGCGGCGGGGCTGGCCCTCGTTGGATTGATTAACGTATTCCGCAAGCAGAAGTAGCCATGCGCCTCGCACTGTTGGCGTTGGCTGCGCTGGCCCTCACGGGCTGCGCCGGGATGAAATTCGGCGGCGGGTATCGCTTCGACACCAAAGAGTTCTTCATCCAGATAGAGCAGCCGCTTGAGCGTGGTCTGAAAAAGTGAACTTGCCGTGGTTAAATCGTTTATTCGCGGCCTTGCGAAATGGCCCACCGTCGATCTCGCAGAACTCCTCCTTGCCATCAAAGCCATCCTCGACGAGCGAGCCGCCGACGCTACCAAAGCCGCCAAAAAGCGGCCCCGGCACAAAGGCGAAAAGCCATAGCGAAACGCGCACCAAGACGCCGAACGTCAGCGCAAAGGCTATCACCCCGCAGGCCATCGTCCTGCACCACAGCGGCGGCAGCTACGCTGGCGGCGTGTCGTGGATTCGCAATCCGCAGTCGCGCGTTTCGTATCATTGTCTCGTCGCTCCAGATGGACGGCGCACGGTGTTTGCCAACCCGACGCAGCGCACATGGCACGCAGGGATTTCATCATGGCGCGGGAAACGTGACCTTAACTCATGGTCGGTCGGCGCGAGCTTTGCGGGCGATTCCTACAAGGAGCCGATCACAGATGACGCAATGGCTTCGATGGCCGAATATCTGCTGCCCGTCATGCGCCAGTATGGGCTGACGCTGGACGATGTGACCGACCACCGCACGGTGTCGCCAGGGCGGAAGGATGACTTGAAACCAAGCGAACTGGCGCGGTTCAAGGCGTATCTGGCCGCGCGGCTGGCATAGCGATTGCTTTTGTTATTACGAAGGTGAAAGGAGGACTCAAACTATGCACCGAAGCACCGAACTGGGCTTGTTCTACTCGCCCTATGGCGGCATCGGCTTTGTCCAGCGCACCACTCCGAGGCGAACTGCGGTTCGTTTCAGCGTGTTGCGTTGGTTTCTGAAGCTATTTGCGTAAAGCAAAACGCCGTTTGCTATACACAACCCTACTTTGGGTTAAGCGCGATATACAAAAACGCGCAGTTGCTAAGAGCGTAGCCCACAAAGGCGAAAGCAAGCGCACCGTTGCCGTCCCGCCAGAAGCCAAAGGCCGTGGCGAGGTAAAGCAGGGTTGAGGCGAGCAGGGGCCAGAAGGTCATGCCGCCTTGTGACGGCCAATGCTGATTTTGCCGTCGTTGTATTTCGCCGCCCAGCGCGTGACCACGGACACGATCCGCTCATGGTCGCGGATGTGCGTCTCATCCACGCAGGGCATGGTCACATGGGCAATCTCATGGGCCACAATGCCGAGCAAGTTGCCTTTAATCGCGGCGGGGTGGAGGAACACGGTCTTGCGCTTGTAGTGCGCCATCCCTTCACAAAGCTCTTTGTCGGGTGGCCGCTGAATCCGCACCGTCCACCAAACGCCATCGACTTTGAAGCGCATCGACGGTGGCCGCTTCTTGCGCCGCCGTTGGCCTGTGGCGGGTTTTTTCATTTGAGACGGTAGTGCGGAACGGGGCGCACGACTGAACCCGTCAAGATGCGGAATGTTTTGCGCTCGGCGGCACCTTCTTTTACTGCGCGATTAAGCTGGCCCCCGACAGTCGAAAGTGCCTTTCCGACTTGCTCACAAATTTGTTTTGCCGTCAGCCAGCCGGGAGGAACCCTGTCGGGGTCTTGGCTGGTGGCGAGGGCCGCACACCAGCGGGCAAGGTCAGGGTCTTTTGTGGTCGAAAGTTTCGACTTCATAGCGGGAGGCGGTAATGGGGGGAAAGAGTTTCCAGCCGGATGATGGCAAGGTTGTCCGTGTATTCGAACCAGCACAGTCCATGCGCCCAGCCAAGCGTTTGGCGGCGCGTCTGGGCATAGCCGACATCGAGCTTGATGCCGCAGCCGATGTTGTAGCCCACCACGGGGCGCTGCGTGCGGCCTTGTTCCTGCGCCACGCGGTGCGTGTGACCGAACACACAAGACATCCCAAGTGCCTCGGCGTGGTCGCGGGCCGCGCTCACGTTATACATCACGCCATGCAAAAACAGGGCATCGCCAAGCTGCACGCAGGCCGAAGGGCGAAGGCCGTCGTAGGGAATGAGCTTGGCCTTCATTTCCTTGGCCGCGTCCGATATTCGGGCCAAGACGTTCCCGGCGGCGTAGCTCACCACGGCGTTGCCGCTGTGGGCGAGACTCACCAACCGATGTTCGTGATTTCCAAGCAGTATGTGGGTCGGCTCCAACTCGCGCAGGAAAGAAAGTCCCGCCAGCAAGTCATCGGCCATTGATTCGGCGCGGTCTGGATCGTCGGGCTTGGCCGAAGACCGCAGCGCGGCCATGTCGGTGAAGTCGCCCAAGTGCAGCACCGTGTCGGGCTTCCACCGCTCACGCATCTTGAGCATCGCCGCGAGCGCCTTGGGATCGGCCATGTGCCCGTGAGTGCAGGACACCGCCAAGCCTCGGCGGAATTTGCGGGTGATGCTCGCCACTGACGCGGCGAGCTATGTCAAAGGCTATGACGGCCAGCCGTGGCACTCGGTGGCACTGCCCTTGCAAGTTGCTGATTATTAGAGTCGGGCAGTCACCTCGAAATCGAGCGTTGGGTTAAACCAACCGTGGGTTCGAATCCCACCCCTTCCGCCATTTTACTCTGTAAAACCCGCACAAGCTCAGACACTTACGCCGCTCCGGTGTTTTTGCTTGTTGCGGGTTTTTGTTTGCCAATGTTGCAAGATTAGGGCAAGTTCTTGGCACTTGTGGCACTGACTCGCAATGTTAACCCAGTTCGCTTCCGGGTGCGGAAGGACGCAACACGGGGTGAAAACTGTTGGGTCTGCGACTTTCACGCGCACGGCAAAAGGCTGAGAAAGTTTTTCCCTGCGGAGGAATTGGCGTGGGCGGAAGGGGCCAAGCTCACCGCCCAAGTCACGGAGAAAGGCACGGCTTCGCTTACCGCGCCCGAAGGCGGGCTGATGGTATCCGCCGCCGTGCGGATGTTCGTCAACGAGCAAGAGCCGCGTAGTGATAGCCACAGGCAGAAGCTCGACATCTTTGAGCGCGCCTTCCCCGTCGCCTTTAAGGGCCGCGTGGCCGACATCGAACCCGTCGCCTTGCGGAAGTGGATCAAGGCCCGCAGCGCCAACGGCAACACGCAGGCCATGTATTACCGCTACGCGAAATTGTTCTTCCACTACCTCACATCCAACCGCCTGTTGCCCGACGATCCGATGGTCGGAGTGCCAGCGCCCAAGACTAAGCCAGGGCGAAACATCCTCACGCCCGCTCAAATGAAAGCCTTGCTAGCCCTCGACCTTCCCGACTATGTGCGCGCCTTCCTTCTGCTTGGCGGCTTTGCTGGCCTACGCACCGAAGAAATGGAGCGGATGGATTGGGCCAGCGTGAACACCAAGACGGGCCAGATCCATGTTCCGCCGGGCGCAATGAAAGACAGCGGCGGCTTTGACCAGCGCATTGTGGACTTCACTGAGCCTCTCAAACGCCGCAAGGCGTGGATCGCCAAGCAGTCGGGGCCGATCATTCCAATGGCCTCCGAGACGCTTCACACACACAAGCGGCGGGCCTGCCAGCCAGTTTTGGCAACGTGGCCGGATAACTGTCTGCGGCACTCGTTCGCTACCTATCACCTCGCCCGCGCCAAGAACGCTGGGCTGACCGCCTTTCAGATGGGGCATACTTCCTCAGCGATGGTGCAGAAAGTCTACGCCGTTCCTGCCGCCCTTGCTGATTGGAAGGCGTGGTGGCAGCTTTAGCCATGCCCAACCAGAGAGCGGCCAACATCCGGCGCACCACCATCACAGTGGGAAGGGATCTTTACGAGTGGGCTATGGCCGAGGCCAAGAGGCGCGGCATTGATGATTTTTCCACTTTCGTTCGCACCCTTATTGTGGCCGAACGAAACAAAGAAAGGCGCAAACATGAAAAAAACGATCCAGCTTGACGAGGAAACGGCGCGGCTAATTGACGAAGCGCGGGGCAACCTTTCGCGCTCAGAATATATCGACACGCTATTAAAATCGGCGCAGGGTGTCACACTCTCTCATACGCCAGACCCCCCAATGAACCCCGAACACGAGAAATAACGAAGGGATAGGACAGCGGATGTCCTATGCCCGCTGATCAAATACTGAGCGATGAAAACCGCGTTCCACCTATTAACGGCGCTTCTTTACGGAACCCTTGGCCTTGGACAGCTTTGCCTTGGCCGAACTCTCAAGGCTATCGCCCGACTTCTCTAACCAAGCCTTAAATAGCTCGCGGGCCACGGCGCTCATGGTCTTGCCCTGTTTTGCCGCCTCGCGCTTGGACAATTTAATCATGTCCCCCGGCAGGGAAATCCCAGCCGACTTGGACACTTTGTCCGGCTTTTGTTTTGGGTAGGCCATGCCTGTAACGTAGGAGAAATGCCAATTCTTGTCAATTTTTGAGGCATGGGCTGAACACCCCATTTTTTTCCTTGCCAAGTCTTGTTAAGGCTTGCTAAGTCTTGGCGCATGGCACGGAAACCCATCGCACCAAGCAAGCGCGCCAAGAGCGCGGGCATTAGTCTCCCGCCCGATTTAATTCGCACAGCGCGCAAGGCCGCTTTTCAAAAAGGACAGAGCTTGTCCGCGTTTGTTCGCGCGATGCTCGCCAGAGAACTTGGGGAGGCAGCATGAGCGCCGCCGATTTCATCATCCGCCCTGAAGACGCTGCGCGGCTGACCGGATACAGCGTTTACATGATCCGCCGCTTCGCCCATCGAGGCGAGTTCGCGGCGTGTATGCCGAGGGGCAAGCGGGGCGGCTGGGAAATCGCCAGACCGAGTTTCGAAGCGTGGTGGCAAACCAAACGCGCTTCATCAGCCAACAGAAAATAAAAAACACATGGAACCATTAAGCATCGCCGCCTTGACCATCATCGCCGCCGCAGTCGCCGCGCTGGTGTTCATTAGCGGATACGAAACCGCATCGCGCCAACTTACGGCGCGTCTTCAACAGCAAGCCGACCGCCGCGTTCAAGGCGTGTTGGCCGAACTACCCAAACTTAAGCGCGTCACCAATACGCCAAAGCGCAGGAGGGCCGCGAAGTGAGCATCCGCCCTTCGACAATCGACCGCTGCGGCGAGCGACCCTGCATCCCTGGCTTCTACCAAATCGCCAAGCGCATGGCACAAGGCCGCACGCCGTCGCTCTCTGAGCGCATCGCCCGCGCGCTGGCGCAACTCCGCAAGAAACTGGCGCGATGAGAAGCGAGCCCCCCGAACAGGCTATTGGCGCGATGTTGGTGCTGACGGCTATTGCCATCCTGCTTGTCGTGCTTTGTGAAGCCTTCGCCAACTGGCTGCGATGATTTACGACTTGGCATCCAGTTACGGCAGCACTTCGCACAACGGGCGGGTGCGCTCCGTCTACAACGAGAAAGCCCCGGAGCGTAGTCCGTGGGAAGAGCTTGCATGGGCCATACTTGAGCAGGCCGTCGATGACCTCGCGCTGTTCGCCAGATACGGCATCGTAACGCCGGAAGGCAAGTGCCTTCCGTGGCCGCACGATGTTAAGCGGCGCATCAAGTGGACGCTGCTTGGCCCGCAGTATTCGTGGAACAAAGTGCCGCGCACAATCGCATCGTCGCACGGCCCGCATGACCACTCGCAACTTTGCGCGTGGTGGCTCTCCAACGAAGCGCAGCAGCTTTGTGATTGGATCGGCTGTCGCCTGCCCGCGCGCGAAATCTTTTACAGCACACTCAAACATCACGGAGGGATTTCCAAATGACCTACGAAATGGAGGCAGAAGATTTTATCAAACTCAAGGATGCCGAGATTTGCGCGCTCCGCGAGGAAGTGGCGAACCTCGTTGCTCGCGTGGAGTATTTGCGGAAGCAGGCGCAAGAACGCGACGAGTGGAAAGACCGCGCCAAGCGGTTGCTTGAGTCACTGGACGAGTGCCTTACGCGCGAGCGCGCGAGGAACGAAATCCGCAGGCAGGAGCAGGAGGCGGGGCTGTGAATTTTCTGACAAACAAACCGTCTCAAGGGGGTGTCGGAAACGCCGGGGGCGTTGGCATTGGGGTGCTGGGTGCGCCCCCGGCGCAATCTTTCAATGAACACGCTTATGCCACTGGAAGCATCCAATTCCAGCCGCACTGGAGCGGCGCGGAAGACGCAATGGCTGCGTCGATCATCCGCCTTGAGTGCCAGAAAGACGAAC